ATGCAAGTCAACAACGACATTTTCGAAAACCTGACCCCGGCAACGACGACGACCGCACATGTGGATTCTGTCAGCACGAGCAGCATCATCGAGCGCCCATCGAAGACGACGAAGGCGAACGTCCAATACGTCAGGCTCTCCGACGACGAACACGCCACGCTTCTCGCTTATATTGCAGCCCTCAACATGATGCGCACGGACAAGTCCAATCCCTCGGTTTATATCAAGATCAATCTGATCCTCGACATGAACAGCGGAATTTGGGGTTCAGAACTCCGCAAGTTTTCGACACTTCGTGAAGTGCTTGAAGGGGTAACGGCGAAACTCGCAAAGCGTCACAAATACGTGCTGGGCCGCAAGGGCGAAGACCTCAGTGTGAAGCAGCTGACGGCGATCAACCTGATTGTTGAAGCGCTCGACGCTACGCCAATCGCGATTCCAGCGAAGTGAGGTGCAGTATGACCTTGCCTCCGTAGAGGCTGCGTCGTTCGCAAAACTGTGGCGCTGCCGTCAAGGATGCTCAGTTCGAATCCTCTCAACGACTTCCTTGAAGCCATTGAGGGTGAACTTCGAAATGCTTTCGGTCCCACAATCATCGACAAACCTGAAACGGATTTCTGCCGCTTCGTTCATCGCCGCTATGAGCGCAGGTCCAAAATTGTAACTTTGGTTTTCAGCATTTCGAACCGATAAAGTCTCGTTAGAAGAACTGACGTCGAACCGGGCTCGCACTTCCTTGAGTTTGTTTCCTGCGTTGTCGAACGTTAAGTAGGAGACCGACATCAGACCGTTATCGCTTGTGTCACAGATAAAAGGCATGCCCGGATTTAGCACAATGCGCGGCGCATCGAATGCAACTTCGCCTCTGTCGGGATGTGCCCAAATGATCAAGGCCTCTTTCTGAGTGTCCGAATAGACGAAAGCGCCTTTTGTCTTCTTGCCGTCAAATTTGCTCTCTGACACTTGGTACTGCCAATTCGCCAAAACGGCCGATGGCGCTAAGCAGGCAATCGAGGCGGAACAAAAAGCACGAAGTACAAATTTCTTTAGACGTTTCATAAAACCCTCACTCGTATATACCGGTCTGATAAGTTGAGGAATTTGTTACGTCAAGTTGGCATCGACGGCATCTATCAGCAAATGATCAGAACATACGAAATAAGCGGGGCACTTTGCGAGGAGCGGCGTGAGCAAAAACATTGAGGACGAAATTCTCCGGCTCAAGTCCACCTTGAAGAACCTTGAAGGTCGCACTGAGCCGCCATCACCAGAGATGGCGGAATTGATCACTTATTATCAGCACAAACTGAAAGCAGCGCGTCTGGATATGCTTCCGTTGGATTTGCAAGAACATCTCGATTACGAGGCGATTGGTAGCGGTGATCACGAGGACGATCTTTGAGCGAATGACCGATCAACCCCAAGAACCTCCCGCTACCGCACGAAGGATCAAAGAAAGACCCGGTACGCTCTCGATCCCTTTAACTGCGAAAACGGCTAGCGCGACCAACCCAATGATCAAGCGCGGCGGGATTTCCACCTTATAGCCCTTGTCCTTTAACCACACCACTTTCATTGCCAGCCTCGCAGCGTCGTCACTTTCCATCATGGTAAGCGGCGAATGGTTGGCATGATAAATCAAACACCTTGTCTGAACATCTCTGATGTTGCGAAGCCAAGAGGGCACATCTAAAACACGCGAACTTGCCATCATAGTGCGATAGCCAGCGCACGTTGTCGGGCCATATCAAATGAGATTGATCCATTCCGCAAAAATAGAACGAACGCAGAACGTCGACAAGTTGCTTACTTGTGACAGGGCTCCGGTTTGCCGGTGACCAGCGTATTGTTAATACCTAAGAACACCACGTCTCCGAATGGAGTGTTGTCCGACCAGTCGCCAAACGTTTCAGCGTCATGCGTTTCCTTATAGGCCAGGATGTGGAAGTTAGCTGCGTCCATCAACTCCTTAACGGTGATATCGTACTCGCACTGCCAGTAGAGGTGGTCACGAATACCGGCGAGGTATTGGACGACTGTCTTCATTCCTGTGTCGTCTTTGATGGCAAAAGCCCCAACATAGTAGGCTACGCTGAAGCGCGGCAGGTCTTCAGCCGCAAACGCTGTCTGAAAAGTAAGAATTGCTGCAATAGCCGTAAGAAGTGCTCGCATTGTTCCCCGCAAAATTCACTGATGCGATTCGTAGTAAAACACCAACTGTGAATGATTTCGAGTAGAACAGAGGCTTCGGCAAGAACGCCCAAATCCGGCGATCCTAATAAATACGTGCACACGAATTCATGAGGTGCACGTATGGCCGTAACAAACACATTCTCCGCAACAGCTGATAACACCGAATGGGTCGAAGTCGTAGACGGCTCGACCATCGCCAGTTTCGGCGTTGAAGTTGATCCCACCAGCACAAGCGTATTCCTCGCGGTTTCGCAGGACGTTCCCGACGACGACAGCGACGATTATCTCGTCCTGCAACGCGAGCGCGACACGTCGATCAGTTTCTCGCTGAATGCAACGGACAAGGTTTATGTCCGCGCTCCTTCTTCCACCGTCGTAAAGGTTCGCGGCTATCAGGTGACACGCTGATATGGGCTTTGGCTTTTCATTCTCCTTGAGCCCGCAAGGCACGTCTACGCCGCCGGCTCCTCCAACGGGTGTTCCCACGAATAATGCAATGCCGGTGATTTCCGGCATTGCACAATCCGGCAGCAAACTCACGACGACATTTGGCAGCTGGACACAAAGCCCATCCGGCTATGCGTATCAATGGAAAGCCGACGACGCCGACCTTATCGGCGCAACCTCCCGAAGTTACACGCTGACAGATGCAGAAGTGGGCAAGACGATCACCGTCACCGTTACTGCGACGAACTCATTCGGCTCGGCCTCCGCAACATCGGCGGCAACCAGCGCAGTTCTTGCGAAGCCGGTCACCGTCGCCCCTATTAACGTGGTCGCCCCGGTAGTCACCGGCAATGCGCTGGTCGGTTCAATATTGATGGTCAGCGATGGCACGTGGGCAAATAGCCCAACCTCATATGGGTATCAGTGGTTCAAGAACGGCACTGCATTGTCCGGTGCCACTGCAAATATCTTCGCGCTATTGATCGAGGACTTCGGCGCGATCTTCTCCGCACAGGTCACAGCGACAAACGCGATTGGTTCGACAAATGCCAGCACGAATAATGCTGGACCGGTCTCGCAGACACCACCCGCAAATACGACAGCACCAGCGATCACCGGCACGGCCCAGGTCGATCAGACACTAACTGGCAGCAACGGCACGTGGTCGAATGATCCGACGAGTTTCACATATCAGTGGACAAGAAACAGCGTCGATATCCTCGGCGAAAACGACCTCACCTATACGCTTGTAGAAGCCGACATCGATCAGATGATCGGTTTCAAGGTCACAGCAAGCAATTCGGGTGGATCAACCACAGCAAGCGCAACCAGTGTTGGCCCAATCGTAGCCTTGTCGATGAAAATCAATATCGTAGCTGAGGGTGACAGTCTGACCGATGGTAGCGGAACGACTGATCCGGCGACCAAGAACTATCCGTACGTTGCGATGTCGGCGCTCTCAGACGGTCCCGAATACACATTGGACAATATCTCGACTGGCGGGATCAAGGCCGACGACATCTCAAACAATTTCGATAGTCGCGGTGCCGCTGCATTCGATGTAGAAGCCGACCTTAACGTGTTCACGCTCCTAGCGGGTTCTAACGACAGAGGCTCAGGCGCCTCGTATGAGCGTATCTACCGAGACCTTCGAAAGATTCTCAGAAAGGCAAAAGACGCAGGCTATCAGCGACGTTTGATCGGTACGATTATCAGCGACGATACTGGCGACCCTCCGTATCAGGAATGGTCGGCCAACGATATCGAGTTAACCCAATACATTCGCGATTACTGGAACTCGGATTTGGATGCCGATGGCCTCTTCGACCTTGCCGCTGATAGCCATTTCGATGAAGTCTCAGATACCTTTGATACCCTCTACTACAATAGCGATCGAGTTCACCCTACGGATCTTGGTTCCTCCGTGTTGGCGAGCATCTATGCACCTGCTTTGAACACGGCAATCGCAACACCTGCTGCACGAGTTGAACTGCCAGCGACATGGTTCGAGCTGGACAAATCATCGAATCTGCAACTGACGAATAGCAATCGCACAGTGAATTGGCCTGCACCGGGTTTCGCCAACGCCAACGTAAGAGGGGCACGAGGCAAAGCCAGCGGCAAGTGGTATTTCGAAACCCAAATAGACCTGTCCAATATGACCGCGGTGGGTCTTATGAACCTCGACTTTGCCGACGATATTGCCGCTGATTGGGTTGATCCTTGTGAAAGCCCTAACGCGATCGGCTATTCCAGCTGGACCGGCAACATCAACCATAACGCTTCGGCAATTGTCACTATGGGCAGTATCAGCGATAGCGACGTCATCGCACTCGCCGTCGATCTGGATACTCGCAGTTTTTGGATGCGCATTAATGAGGGTCCGTGGAATGGTGGAGCGCCAGAAGGTGCGCCAACGATCGATCCCGCAACGGGTGTCGGCGGCATTGATATTTCGATGCTCGGCACCGGCATGATCTATCCGGTTGGTTTCATCTACGAGGCCGGTCAGATCACATCGCGGTTCGCGGCAACAGAGTTTACTGGCCAGATTCCTACGGGCTTTACGGCTCTTGGCTAATATACTCGCTTACGGAGCATACAGTTTCATACGGCTTATACGTTGACATAGCCACAAGAATGATGCATTGGTATCTCCGTCAACCACGGAGAGGACCCGATGCCGCACGCGATTACGCTTTCAGATGAAGTCTTTAGCCGCCTTCAGGCTCATGCAATACCGCTTGTCGATACCATCGAAAGCGTCATTATACGGATACTAGACGCCTATAGCGATTCAAAGCCTGAGATTCATACCGACGGGTTTAAGGCGTTTGATCCCTCGTTGCCGCCTAATCTTGGGCATACGACTGTGCTTTCGGCCAGTGTCGCGGGCGCAGTGTTAAAGCCGGCGGATACCTTCTGGAACAATATCATTGTCGTGCTAATCAAAGAGATGGCAAAGCGCGGGATGACACCAGCCGCCATCGACGCCAGCATCACCAGCAATAGCGTTGTGGGCGAGAAGAAGGGCAACGGCTACAAGTTCATCAAGGAAGCCGGTGTGTCTGTTCAGGGTCTCGACGCAAACAACGCGTGGAAGACCATCAACTTCCTGGCCAACGTGACCGGTATCCCGGTGGATGTTAAGTTCCGGTGGCAGAACAAGGAAGGTGTGGAAATGCCCGGTGTGATTGGCGCGTTTTCGACAGGCAGAACGATGGAAAAAGCCGCTTAACGCGGCTTTTCTTTGCTTTTCAAAGCAAGCAGTCATAGCAGCCGGACCACCACGTAGCCGATCAAAATCGCCATAATCCCGGTCGAGATCATGCTCGTGCTGTCGCTGATCATCCCATAGACATCCATCGGATTCACCCCGTCACGTATAAGAGCATCGTGACCGCTACGATAAGGGCGATCACGAACACCGCTGCGAGAGACACCCAAAGCGTATAAAACAAGTCCTCTTGGAAATCGTAGCGGGTCACATATCTGCCGATTGCAGCGCAAATCAGCAATACGCCCCAAACGGGAATGCCCGTAAGCGCAACAAGCCAAGGGGCAAATATGAGCCCGAACAATAAGCCCCATAGCCAGCCGAGAACTCGAATTGCGCGCATACCCGTCACCTCAACCCCGGCCATGCTAGCGTTCAGTGGTTAAGAAGTACTTGGAGCCTTTACAGGGGCCAACAGGCTTTTCCTCGGTATACGTTAAGATTTTTCGTAATTCCTATTGAAACAACAAATTGCAATTCCCAGATCAGCATCAGGTTTGGTGCTTCGGCACCCCACGGAAAAGAGACCACGACGTTTCCTCGCAAGGGTTTCATCAAGGTCGTTAAAAGAGGAAATCCTTGCGGGATGTCGGCCTAACCGGCGTGAGACGGTCTCCATAAGGGGTCTCTCGCAATAGTATGAGGAGCATCGAGTGTTCGCACTGGTTGCCTTCGAATATCGCAATACCAAGGGCGAGAGCCTTCGGATGGTCAGCGGGTTCGGTATCGATCCCAAAGTCATCTCAATGATCTCGCTTCTTACGCGGTTCTTCATTTAGAAAGCCGCATCCAACAAGAAGCCTCCCGGTTACCGCTGGGAGGCTTTTTGTTTTCACCTTAGTGGCCTCGCGTCTTGATGATCGCAGCGGCTACCATTTTGGGGTCTTCGGTTTCAGATGCACCGATATAACCCTTAGCGAAGTATTTGTTCGTGTGCTTGGCGATGGCATCGTACAGAGCATAACGGGTACTGTTGCAGCCGGATGACGCGATTTGTCCGAGTTCCAGCGGTGAACCCTCGACGCGCGAATATTCCTGCACCTTGGCTTTCAAACAAGCCGTGTGTAAGGCCCGTTCTGGAAGGCTCTTCACGTCGAAATTGGCAGTTGAAGACTCAGTAGTTTCGCAGCCAGCCAGCGCAAATGCGGCCAACGCCATTCCAATATACTTGTTCATGATTTCCCCGGTAATGCCCCTCAAATCGCAGTACGCAATAGCTACATGATTCGTGGCAATACCAGCCATGCTAGATGTAAAAGGCTTCCACCTGCGAGCCCTCCGGCAGATGGTTGGCGTCATGGGCGACGATCATCAGCGTGCCGAAGGATTCACGGAAGACCGCCAAATGCATACTGATGTTGAGGGTGTCTTCGGCCCATAAACTGGAATATCGAAATTGTTTGCTGACTTCGAGTCGTCCCTGTTTGAGGGTGGTGCCTTCGCCAAACAATCCAAGCAAGTCGGGTGGTATCTCCCCGGTAAAGGCGTCGACGTTGCTGTAGTGGTTCAACAGGACTGCACCACCAACCGGCACGATCTGCTTTGTCGCCTCATAATGGAGGGACAGGCCGAGTTTCACACCGAACTGATCGAGCGAACCCCGGCAGATAGGACCATTTACGTTTAGGAAGTTCCACGTAGGGAGATTCTTTGCCCTTTCTCCTAGTCGTTGTAGACCGGCAACCTGATCCAAGTGCATCTCATCGGCTAGACCTGGATGATTGCGGAAAGCGGCATCAGCGAGTTTCCTCATTTCCGATTTGTTTGACCGAACGGATCGATCAGGAAAAACCCGCGACAACATAGCGATGACAGTTTCGGCTTTACGTGTAGCTGAATTACAGGGCTCGCAAGCGGAGAACTCAAGTCCCTTTGGCCGATGCTTGGCGTCGAAAATGACACGAGAGGGGATATGTTCGCGAGTAGTGGCGAGAGTAGTTCCGCCGCAATAGATGCAATAGGGTTGCTTGGCGAGTAGCCGCTGAGTAGCAGTCAAAGGAACGGTAGCAGTCATAAAACCCTAAAGTGTGAATCGAACGCGATTGCCAGTAACGTACTCGATTTTACCTGCACCGATTAGCGAGTACATCGCATTCACGATTTCATCCTGTGAATAACCCGCTGCAACCAGATCAGGCCCGACATCCAACAGATTGATAGGCTTATCCCGTGTGCAGCCTTTTGCCCGTAGTTGCTGCATGAGTGCGGTTTCAACATCTGTCCGTGTCATCCAACAAAAATAGAACAGACTGCGAACGCAAACAAGATGGACGCTTGAAGAACGGTCAGGGATCAGTAGCGGATCAGCACGCTAGCGGTAATCAACACATCCACTCGCATCGCATTGCCATTCCCACGATATTTCCACACAAAACCCCTAAAAACTGAGGGTCAGACATTTTACTCCATTGCAATCAAAGGGCGAGCAATCCTTTCACTCGCCCTTTAAGTTTTTCGGCAGCAGGAACAGTGAACGCCCTTTCATTGTTCCGACGGAGTTACAACCAGTGCAACCTACAAGTTATGTCGCGTATTATCGTGTATCCACGCAGATGCAGGGACAAAGCGGATTAGGCTTAGAAGCCCAACGCGCTGCTGTTGCGGGATTTACCAGAGGCAATCCGATTGTCGCGGAGTTCACAGAGGTGGAATCCGGCAAGCGCGATGATCGTCCTCAACTCCGGCTGGCACTCAATGCGGCAGAACAAGCCGGTGCTACTTTGGTGATTGCGAAACTCGACCGCCTCTCACGCGACGTTCACTTTATCTCAGGACTGCTAAAGCAGAATGTGCCGATCAAAGCCTGCGACATGCCCAATGCGGATAACTTCCAGTTCCACATAATGGCGGCTGTAGCTGAGAAAGAACGGGAAATGATCAGCAAGCGGACGAAAGAGGCAATTGCTGCAAAACGCGAACGTGGTGACGCATGGGGAACCAATGCAGTCCGAGCAGAACAAGCGCAAGCCCATGCCGAAACTATGCGTGGGTTTGTCCAATGCCTCAATGCCGGGGGTATAACGACACCAGCAGCAATTGCTAAGGAACTCAATCAACGCGGCTACGAAACCATTAAGGGCGGAAAATGGCACAGCAATCAAGTCACCCGCTTGCTTGAGCGTTTAGCGGAAAAAGAGTGCTCAACTCAGAGTAGTCTTCGGTTGCCCTGAATTGCCAACGGCTATTGGACGGAAGCACGGCAGCAATGGTGCTGCTGGTGCAAAGGACTAAGCAAATGGCAAATGCAATCGAACTCCTCAAGGCAGCTGCAACGACTGGTGTTATCGTTGGGCAGAGCCCGCTGGATATTTTCTACGGCAAACTGGCCGCGCAGATTAAACTTGCTGGCGAAGTCAAGGACGGCAAGCAGATCAACACTCGGTCGCTGTGGTTCCGCAAGGACGCACAGGGCTACGTGGTGCGCATCGGTCGCAATGCTTTCGAGATCGCCGGTTCGAAACTCTTCCGTGCTGCCGACCTGGACGCGGTGGTGGTCGTGCTGAACGCGGCAAAGGAGGCCATCCAAGCGGACAAGAAACTGCAGGACGCGATTGCCCTGCATAGCCTGGAACGTTCGGAGCGGCTGAAAAAGGGTCGTGCAAAGGCAAAGTAAGCAGCAGCGATTACTTGCGCAAGTGATCGGAAGCCCTGATCGAAAACGGTCAGGGCTTTGCCATGTCCTGTGTCAGAGAGTCCTTAGGAGGTCCGTCCGCTGCGTTGCTGGTGTTCTGCGCTACGTGTGCTGCAACGGCATACCGCGTGCGGACGATACGTCAATGCGTCTTGCTGACTGTACATCATAGGGCGCCGGGAAGCAGCCAAGGAATAGCCGACGGATACGGCGTAGTGCGCAGCATTATTCGTGCTGATGCTAGCGGATGAGCCTCCATTGGTGCCGTTGACTGCTTCGGACAGGGAAGGGCTCTTTGTGGGGCGGGCACGCTCTTTGGCCCCCCTGCTTCGCTTACAAAAACCTTTATATGTTGCGCTACTATTTGATATGATTTTACAACTTTCCATACAGCGAGAGCCATTGGGCAAGGAGATTATATGACTGAGGAAGCCTTTCGTATCCCGACCGTGTCGGTCAGGGTTCCATATGATTTTGTTCACAAGACGTGCGCAGAATTCTTTGCCGCACAAGACACAATGCCGGTCGAGGTGCTCCAAAAATCATTCGAGGTCGCCATCAAAGATTCGGGCATGGACAATGCCCAGATCGCTCAGTTCAAAGAGCAACAGGAGTTAGAACTCCATAAGGCGATGGTGCGTGAGGCAATCAGCCGTATGTATCAGGGCAAACTTGCAATGGTGTTCGCACCAGACCGCGATTCCATGCGTATAGCTCGTGTGCTAATTGATCACTGTATGTTGGCGTTCGATGCACAGCAGAACGCAATTGCATCGGTGATTATGCCGGATGAGGAAACCGCCCAAAAGTTTCGAAATCTACTCGCAGAAACCAATTGATACGATTTGGGAACTTTTCATGGCCTCAGACACTGATAGGCAATCTCGCTTGAAACCCAAAACGAAAACCTTTGGGCTCAAAACCCCATATGACCTCTACAAGAAATTGCTTTTCGATATCGAACGCCTGCGATCAAGCGTGGCATCCGCGAATGTCCGATACGCCGCTTTTGATTGCGCTGTCACAGCCAACCATATCGTTGATTGGGTGCTGCATTTCAGCGACGACGCCCGCCACTTCCGCTTGACGGGTAAAAATCGGCTCGATGCGGAGGGAAATCCAAAAAAGGGCATCATGAAGGGGTTTGGCAAGAAGAATAAAGGTCGCCTCCCAAGGCTGGAATTCTGTCGGCAGATCGCCAACAGCGTCAAACATGTCGAGGTAACTCATGGACCTCGAATGCCCAACATGGTGACTGGCGCTGGTGTCCGGTTAAAGCCGGAAGTCGCCGCATACGCCTACATCATCCACAACGATAAGAAATCGCCAATCATCGAGGTCTTTGAGGAGATGGCCGATCAGTGGAAAGTCTTCCTGATCGAAGAGGGCTTCTTCAATCCCGATAATGAACCCCCCGATGAGTAGGATCAAAAACGTCCATTCGGATGCTCTTTCTTATACCATCCGAAGAACCCGCCTAAAATGAAAATACCTCCCCCGATCATCCCCATCGAAGTCAGCCAGGTGTTGTGGGGTTCGCCTAAGACTTTTTCCATCTTCTGGCGTTCGTCATCATTGCTCACCCGTGCTTCTAATTTGTCTTTGAAATCATTCCCCCAAGTTATAGTCGCGGCCATAAGCGTGCTTTTCTCGGCGTTTCGCTGCGTTTCCACGAGTTCTCGCCACTGCTTGTCGAAAAACTCCTTCACAAGTGCGTCTTGAGCCACGCTACTTTCAAACGCCATCGTAGCCTGCCACCGCTTGTCGTTAATCTCGTCCATTCGGTATCCGGAGTATCCTGCCACCGCTGCCCCGAACACGCAAAGCCCCATCCAGACGTGTCCGACATTTTCAAATATAGATGCCATTTTCCGAACCTATTTTCTTGAATTGATCGAGTGACTTCAATGCAATGCTGTTTCAGTTACTTTGCCAGATTGAACGCGTCTGACCGAAATTCGGATCAGGAAAAGCCTTTGGCATACTCAGTTGCCACAGCATGTAGTCCTGATTGCTCTCGAACCATAGACCTTGCATTGCCCATGTCCCGATAGGCGACGGTGATCCATGTGGAGCGGTTAACCGGAATGAGAACGCGCAGACATTTGCCTGTCTGCCCGAGAAATCAAGCGCCTTGAACACGAGCGCGTCACTCCGGCCGTTCAAGTCGTGCTTGGCTTTCGGTGTGAGTGCAATCTGCAACGCGTAGCCACTTTGAGAAAGGCGTTCGTATTGATCAGCGTGATATTCGTAGCTGGGCATCCGCATGGAACCCGCGTGGGCATAGCGGCGTCTCGCGCTCAAGTCCATGAAGATTGAAACCCCGATAACCATATCGGGTATCGGATGGTTCGCCTTCGCTTCGGTCGCTCTAATGTAGCCTTCTGCTGAACGCATTCGCTCGGCCAGTTTTATTAGTTCGCCCTGCGGGATTGCCCCTAGTGTCAAAATCTCAAATGCCATTTGTCTCTCGTTGACCCCTGAGTGACGGGGCCGAATTGCTCCGGTCCCGATTATCCGTCGTCGGTTAAATTTTCAGCCAATTAGCGGGCAAAAATTTTCGAGTCTCGTGCATTTTAATTTCGACAAATCGATTACGCCTCCCGTAAGGTAGGTTCCAGATCGAACCCCGACATCGCTGATTTCCGCGACGGACCCGCCACGAGCCGGTCCGAGATCGAAACGTTTTCCGTTCATCCGACGACGCAAGTTTCGGCCCTGGAGTGGCGCGCGCTCGTCTATTAGTGAGTATTAAAATGCGTAAAATGAGCAAGAAACCAAAAACATTCGAAACGCCAACTGGCGAGTTTTTCATCCCCTCGCAAATGTTGCCGCCTCCTCAGGACGGTTTCATCAGTGTTGCCGATCTCGTTGCAAAAATAGCTCCGGCCAATCGGGCGATCATTGCCGATGCTTACCGTCGCCATCTCCGTTCAAAGGGAGGTGCAGCATGAGCAGGCAGACTAAGAGAACCCGCTACATCGTTAAGCGAGACGCATTCAACAACGGGTACACATTCGACACGAAGAAGGTTCGGATCAGAACTCCACGAGTCAAGTACACCATGTCCTGGGATGCGTTCGTTTCTCGCCCTGAAAAACAGGAAAAAGCCAAAGGGGGGCAGAGATGACCCCCATGAGCGGATTTTACGAATTATGGTCACGTCTCGAAGAGACTGATCTTCTCGACGATGTAAGGTGGACGTTTTACAGCGGTCGCCCGCAAGGAGGCCGAAACACCCTTAATGAGTCCGTGCCGAAGGATGACTTTCTCGCGTTTCTCTGCGCGGTCACCGAATGGGAGTTCAAGGTCTGCTACCATACGGTCGCCGAGGCGATTGAGATTGCCCACGACGCGTTTCGGATTGTGTACCGCTACAAGCAGTGGCAAGACGCAACTGAAGACCTATCCGACCCTGACGCTTGGTACTGGTCGTATGTGGTAGACCGAATTGACGGTGACGAGAAAATGCTACGGCAATATCTGGTCACACAAAAACTCGCCCGCCAATGACGTTGAAAGCCCCGGAAACGGGGCTTTTCTCATTGTACTCGGTGGGACTCGGGCGCAGCCTGTTCGACATTGAGGTAAATCGGACGGTTGCCCTTCCGCGTTCGTCGTGCAATTGGTCCTGCCTTATAACCTGCGTAGGATCATTATGGCTTTCGGGACTGCCTATTTCGTTCTCACCACGAAACATTCGGACTTCGACTCCAAGAATCGACCCCGCCTCGAACGGTGGCGACACTGGTGGAACATCATGGACAAGCGGTCTGTCGGTGATGTTTTCGTCTTCGAACGCGAGGATGCCTGTCGAAAATTATACGCGCTCAGAGTCGAGCAGTGTATTTCGTTTGGATCGGAAACGAGTATTCGGTACGTCCGTGCGCTCACGCAAAAACGCGCTGCTGAGGCTGGCTTTCGAGGAGAGGGCGAAGTCCTCGAATATCATCGCCCCACCTATGAAGAAGCCCAAGAGTTAACACGGCGCGCGGAAGAGGATGATCTCCGCAGATATCGAGAGGACATTGAAAAATTTCGGGCGGTCATCGAACGAGCACATGCTCGCTTTCCGAATATCGATCGCTCGGAGATTCCTGCTGTAGATGATCAATATCCACGCAGGGAGAAGGTTTATGTAGAGCACTATGTAGCGGCGCTTTTTCAATGCGGTGCCGTCCCAGACGCCGAAATTGAAGATCTAGCTAAGACTCTAAAAACCGGCCATGGTAATCTTCGCTACTGGCACGATGCCCCGGTGATCAAGATGGTTCCGAATAGCTGAACTAGTTGGCCGATCATTCCGATTTCTCCTCAATCAGCTGCCCCTCGATTACCAAAGGCTGATCCGGCGTCGTCAGCGCCTTTGCTGCGTTATGGGCGTCCAGCGCGTTGAGAAGCGCGGACCAATCCTGTTTGTGGGTAACATCGACATCGACGCTCTGCTTCGGTGCTCCCCATGCACGGTTCCAAACGGCAACCGCCGCATTAACTCGGCTCGTCTCGTTCTTGCCGCGCAGAGCGACGTCAACAAGCACCTCTAGCATTGGGATTGTGTAGGCTTTAGCGGCTTCTTTCACGTCGGGATGGACAGGGGTGCGGCCCTTTGGATTGCCTGTCTCGCCCGGTTGAAACTGAGCGGCTTTTTGCGCTGGCGTGCGTTCTTTCTTCTCTTTTGTCATTAAGCACCTTCAATCGGCACGATCTTGCCGCCGACATTGCGGACGAAATAATCCTCGTGATTTGGATTGTCGAAATCGATTGAGAAACTGCCTTTCACGTTGTCGCCATCACCCGAATACTCAACATCACCGATCATGAAATCGGTAGTTTCCATGTTGGTTTCGATCCACTTGCCGTAGCGGGTATCGACCCACATTGCGACGGCTTCCATCGGCGCCAGCTGCGGATTGTCCTCGATCAGCTGACGCACTTCGCCACGGAGATAACCCCCGGCGATATTCATTCGAATTTTGCTCATTCTGCACTCCCTAAAATCGTATTTACCGGGAAGCAGCGAAATCGCGATGAAATGACTGGATTTCACAGTGCAACCGATAGACGAGACCGCCGCATCGCGGCATCGTCCGTAGCCGCAGGCTAGGCACGGATTGATTCGATGGAAAGAAACTGGAAATTTTGGACGAAAGACGCCGGGAAACGATTCAAAGAGCGGTTTACCAAAGACAATGCAGTTAGTTCGATAGCAATCTCTTTGTTTTCAGTTTTCATAGGGCCAGCCGCAATGCAGTCGTGGCCCTCTCTGTTAACCGGCTCGGCAGGTTTCCTATTTGTTTGGATCGCGATATTTTTCCTCTACTTGTTGACGGCACCATACCGGACAGAGAGAGAAGCACACGATACGCTGAAAAGTTCGGATGCATTCAAGGCATATCAGCGGGCGATTGATATTCTCGGTATCGAAAGTTCATTCACTTTGTCAGAGGCCGCTTGCCTTCTCGCGAGACAAGAAATCGTGCGCAGCGACCCAAAAGGTGTGGCCAGTTTTTTCATCACTCGGATCAAACAGGCAATTGTTGACGGCTCTATTGGGTCGAACGTGCCGAAATCGACTATCGATTTGATCAAGGCTCAACGGATGATGGCCGGGTTTGGTGGCCAAACGCAGGTTGCCGAATTACCCGATGACGCAATGATCTCGAAGAAAACCCTTCTGGCTCTTAGTGCGAAGTACGACGTACCACTCCTCTAGTACGGAAGCCGTTTGGGGCTAAAATCCCTGCTTTTGCTTAAATACGGACAGTAATTTCACTGATCGGGCAGGCAGAATGTTCATCAAAATCACAACTACATGCGGAACGTTCCAGGCAGTAAGCCGTGCTTGAAAGTGTAACCGCATTCCTCATTTCCCTCGGCATTAATCCGACCCACGTGACCGCTGGCTTAGCCGGTGCGCTCGTCCGATCGCTGCTCAATAAGGGCGCGTCCAAGTGGGAGAAAATCTCAGGTGGTTTCGTCGGCACGCTTTGTGCGGCCTATCTGACCCCGTTGGTTGTGCAATGGATGGCTCTCGATATCTCGCAGTTCAGCACGATTAATGCTGTAGCGTTCGGGATTGGCATCGTGGGCATGTCGCTCGCTGAAGGTGCTGTTCGAATGGCGCAGAGTTGGGCAGAGAAGCCGCGCTTGCCGAGCGAGGCCAGTCTAAAGGGACTAGCTGAAGCAGTGAACCCACAGGACGAGGGTCCAATTGAACCAACACCCATCGATATCCCAGAGGAAGAAAAACCGGAGCCAAAAGCCCCGGTCCGTCGAAAAAGCCGACGTCAAGTTTGAGATCGAAACTTAGATATTACCAGTCTGCGCGGTAGCAGCGGCTGCTTTTGTTTCTCCAAGCAACGTTATGTCGCTAACATTTAACCATGCGCGGCTAAACGCGAGAAAAAACACAGAAAATCGCAAAATTCCTGTTTTCACATAAATATCGGAGTTCAAATAATTTCGGTATGAAATGGCTAATATTACTTCGCAGCAGAAGCAATCGCTGCTAGCTGCATTTAAGAAAGACCCTCAATTCTTCGCGACGACTGTATTCGGAGAAGAAAATGCTCTCCGACCGAAGCAGGTCGAATTCTTCGAAAAGTTCCTCGCACACGATCACATCACGTTCAAAGGCGGTGTAGGTTTCGGAAAGACCCGCGTAATGGCGATTTTGGTCTGGTGGGCGCTGTTCTGCTTCAATGACGTGAAGGTCAATATTTTCGGACCTTCTGAAGGGCAGATCCAAGACAACCTTTGGAACGAAGTCGGCATCCTCTACGGGCTAATGCCTGAAGTTTTCAAAGAACAGTTCGAATACGCCGCGTCCCGCGCATTTCGCATTGGTTCGCGAAACGAATGTTTCGCCACCTATAGTGCTGCGAACAAGGATAACTTGGGTACGGTTCGCGGTATTCACGCGACCAATAACTTTGTTCTGGTGGACGAAGCCGCTGACGTTCCCAACGAAGTTTTCATGAACCTCGAAAACATCATGTCAGACAAGAATCCGAAACTTGTGCTGATTTCGAACCCAGCGAAAACGACGGGATTCTTCTACGACACGTGGGAACACCCTGAAATCAATAAGGCGTGGGCAAAAGTCCACGGTCGCATGAGTGATAACCCCAACATGATGCCCGAAAAGTTGGAGGCTTTCACCGCGCTTTATGGCGGAAAGGGATCTCGTCAATACCGCATCATGGTCGAGGGCGAGTTCCCGCTTGATGAAGTCGATGGCGTTATCAGTCGAGAGCATGTCATAGCTGCAATCGAAAATCCTGATGTCTTTACGCCTAAAGACGCTCCCGTTGTCTGGGGTTTGGACCCGAACGGTGGCGGTGACGACCGATCCACTTTGGTCATGCGCAAGGACAATCGAATAATCGGCATTAAGGAGTTTCCGGGTTTCGATGCCGTCCAGCTGGCGAACGCGATTCACTCGGAGTTCTACAGCATTACCAATCTAGCTGACCGGCCCGTAGAAATTTGCGTTGACGCCAACGGCCCCGGCTACGGCCCGTGGAACATGCTGCACAACATGGGCGGCCTTCCTATCAAAAAGTGCATGTCGCAGCACAGCCCGACCCGCGACCCGCTTTTGTATTTCAACACTCGTGCTCAGATGTGGTGGGAAATGCGCAAATGGTTTGCAGAAGGCGGCGTGTGCATTCCGAACCACCCCGATTTGGTCATGGAACTTTGTCTGCCGCTCTACGAATACAACGCGAAAAACAAAATTCTGATCGAGAGCAAGAAGGATATCCGCAAGCGCGGCAAACGTTCTCCCGACTTTGCCGATGCTCTCGCGCTCACGTTCCTTTCGAACAAAACCAACGTTGCCGGTCGCTTCGCCTGGTCCAAAACCATCGAATACGACGTGCGCTGTTACGAATGAGCCCCGAATTGCGCTCCGCAAATAAATATGACGAAGGCCAGCATTATTCGTGCTGACCAAAGGGAGCGAGCAAATGACTGAGACAAATTCCGCGCTGATCGCAGCGATCGACAACGCCCAAGTGGCGATTAGTCGAGCGATCCAAGAACTAGAGGCACGCCAAGTGTCCGTGAAAGGCTTGAATGGCAAACAAGAAGAAGGGCGCAAAGCCTCTAAACGACGAAGAGATTCTAAATCGCATTGGCGGCCCTCTCCGTAAGGCTGCTGATTGGTCGAAGGATAATATCGCGATTAAGGGCGAACTCGGCCTCAAGTTCTACAACCGAGAACTATTCGACACCGACAAGGCCAAAGAGGGAAAGCCTGATCCGCTAAAGGGCCGTTCCAAACACGTTGTTCCGATGGTGCAAGAGCAAGTCACGACTTTTGTCAGCCAGTTCGAACGTGTCTTCGACGGTCAGGGGAAGGTCGTCGAATTTCTGCCAAACGGACCAGAAGACGCACCGGTTGCCAAGCAGATGACCGACGCCTGCAATTTCTTCGTCCGCGTACAAAACTCCTACGTCGCGCTGCTTGATTCATGGCTCATGAATGGCGCGATCACTGGCCTTGGTGTCGCGCATATCAATTTCTACGAAGAGAAGGGCTGGCATCCGCCTGAAACTCTAAAGGGTGTTCCTGAGGAGCAACTGGTCGAGTTTGTCGCTCAGGAAGAGGCTGGGGAAGTCAAAATCCTAAGCCGTAGCGAGCCATACGCGGCTCCCCTTCCACCAGAAGCAGCGCAGCAAGGTATCACTGCTGAAATGTTGGCAGAGATGGGCGCTCCGGTCCAAATGCTCCGCGACATTAAAATTCGCAATCGCAATAACGCGTGGAGAATGCGCTTTCAGAGCGTCCGTCCAGAAGATTTCATCGTCTCCAAAGACGCACAATTCGACCAGCAGACCGGCGGCATCAAGGCCCGCTTGCAGGGCCACAAATGCGTACTCGCTCGTGCTGCGCTCATCGAAATGGGCTTTGACGAAGAGAAAGTTGCCCTCGCTACGTCGGCTACCGATGCCATGGACGGCCTTGCGATGGAGCGTGCCCAAGAGACTGATTACGATCAGGGCGTTGGCGACATCGAAGACGATGTTGATGTTTACGAAATTTATATGCGGCTGGATATCGACGGGGATGGTTGGCGTGAACACGTCCATTTGACAATTGCCGGCGACCTGCTGAACGCGCCTGTGCTGCTCAACGTCGAGGAAGTCAGCAAGTTTTACCCATATGCGGCGTTCTGCCCGTTCCCGCTGCCGGACACGCTTTTCGGCCACGGAATTGCAGACCGTGTTGGTGATGATCAGCGTTTGGTCAGCAACATTTACCGCTCCAATATCGACGGCCTAAACGCCAGCGTTAACCCGCAAAAAGCCGTCAATATGCAGGCGGTTCCGAATTTGGACGACCTGCTACTTCCGCATCCCGGCAAGATCATCCGCGTTGACGGCAATCCAAACGAGGTCGTGCAGTTCATCAACACGCCTTACAATGGCGGCCCGTCGATGCAATTTGCGGAGCAGATCAAAGACGAAGTGTCCAGCGTAACCGGCGTTGGTGGTGGAATGACCACGATGAACGCCGCGGATTTGCAAAGCACATCACCGAGCGCGATGAGCCAGCACGCGAACGCACAGATGCTAATCATAGAGAAGTCTCTTCGCTTCTTTGCAGATACCGGCATTCGCTACTCGTTCCGCGTTATGGTCGATCAGCTGCGCAGTAATCCAGACGGCGCACAGGCCCTAATTACCCGCCTGACCGGTTCTTACACTCCGATTTCCGTCGATAAGTGGGATCCAGAAATGGACATGACCACTACCGTCGCGTTCGGCGTCATGAATCGCGATTACATGCAGGCGGTGCTTGATAAGACGATCCAGACGCAAACCGCTGGACTGACAAACGGCTCCCCGCTTGTAACAATCCAGAACGTTTACAACGCGTCTCGTCAGTATCTGGAAAACGCTGGCATCAAGAACCCAGACGCATTCCTCACTGATCCTTCCAAGGCTCCTCCACAGCAGGACAAGCCGAAGGAGCCGACCGAACTGGAGATTCAGGCGCAAGCCATGCAGGCCGCGACTGAGCAGAAGGCAGCAGATGCAAAGGCTAAGAATGATCTGAAATTGCTGGACCTGTATTTGGAAGATGACCGCATCCGCGACAAGAACGATCAGGATTTCGAGATCGAACGCGCGAAGAACGCGGCCCAGGTCGATACCGCACGTGTCGAAGCGCAGATCAATGCCGAGCGTGAAACTCTAACACGTGGTTTCCAGCAGATCGCAGCAATGCAGCCGAAGCCTCAGCAGCAACCAAACCCACAGATGCAGCAGGCTCCTCAGATGCCTCCGCAGATGCCACCACAGCCATAAGGGAACGAAATGACTACGACTGACGAATTTACAAAAAACCTCGATGAGACGCTTAATCGCCTTCGCGAGTACCTCGCCAAACTCGAACCGGAAGAGCGTCCCGGCCAATGGGTAATCACCTACATCGGTGCGCCGCGTTATTTCCAAGTGGATGAGGTCAAGTAGCCATGACCGACGAAGGCAAAATCGAACGAGGAACAGCCGCCGACCGCATTTGCAGCGATCCAGTTTATCAGGGTGCTTGGGAGAGCATCATGCGCGATCTCTACAAGGCGTGGGTCGAAAGCCCTCTTGATGATGTCGCAGGCCGCGAACGGCAGCGTTTGGAACTGGACGTTCTCACTCGCCTCAAGGGTAAGTTCCTTAGCTACATGAACGAAGCAGCCATGGTGAAGGCCGAGGCCGAATAGGCACAAAAATCATCAATCCCGCTAAATACGGGCAATAAAACAATAACATGGGAGCAACCTATGACAGACGCCAGCAACTCCGACAACGGAATTGGCCTTTCGCAGAATGATGCTGCGAGCCGCATTTCAGGTCTTTTGGATAGTGATTTCAGCGAAACCGCTGATGCCACTGCAACCCGCGAAGAAGTGAATGCTGAGAACGAAACCGAAGAGGTTTCACAACCGTCTGACGACGTGATTGAAAACTCCGAAGAGCAAACCCTTGAGGATTCCGACGAGCCAGTAGACGCGGAGACAGATGAAGCGGAGGAAACCGAAGCAGCCGAAAAGCCGGTTCTAGCAGATGACGTGGAGGTCGAAGTTAACGGCCAGAAGATGTCGTTCAAGGAATTGAAGGAAGGCTACGAACGTACCGCCGATTACACGCGAAAGACGCAAGCCTTGAAAGAACAGGTTCGCGCCAACGACGCTAAGGTCGATAGCATTCGCGATCAGTCAGTGCAGTGGTTCCATCGCATGGAACAGGAAATTGCATTGCACCTCCCACAAGAGCCGAATTGGGCGCAGTTGGCGCAGGATGATCCTGCCGAATACATCGCTCAGCAGGAAAAGTGGAAGGGTATTCACGCTCAGATTCAGCGTTTGCGCAATGAGAGACAGCTGGTCGAACAGCAGGCAGCAGAACGTCAGGAAATGGAATTCAAGCGTGCATTGGCCGATGGTCAGCGCACCCTTGCAGAAATGCATCCTGAACTTGCCAAGCCAGAGACCGGCAAGTCGCAGGCACTTGGAAAGTATCTCGTTGACGCGGGCATTCCAGTCGAAGCGATCAATCGCGAGACAAATCCGATCCTTTTCAGCATTGCCTACAAGGCCATGCAGTTTGATCAGCTGCAAAGCCAGAAGGCTAAGGCCGTCAAGGTCGTAGACGAGAAGCCATTGTTGGCAACACCGGGTTCTTCCCCGGCTCGTTCGAATTCCTCGCAAAGCGTAATCGACCGCAAGATGGGCGCACTTAAACGAAGCGGTTCGCAGGCAGCTGCGGCCGATGTTCTCAAGCATCTACTTTAATAAGGAGAAGCCATAAATGGCCACACTAATTACCAATAACGCGACAAACGTTCGCGAAGACCTCGGAGACGTTATCTCCCGCATTTCGCCAGAAAAGACACCGTTCAAGACAGAAATCGGTTCCACAAAGGCGACTGCAACAAACCACTACTTCCTCAAGGATTCTCTTGCTGCTGCAAACAAGGACAACGCTGCTATTGAAGGCGCTGACGCCGTTTTCGGTACACTAACTCCTCCGGAAAAGATCTCCAACACCACACAGAACTTCGTTAAGTTCGTGCAGGTTTCGGCAACTTTGCAGGCCGTCAACACAGCTGGCACAAAGGACGAGTACGCTCGTCAGGTTGCTAAGGTTGGTGCCGAACTGAACCGCGACATCGAAGCGGCTCTTGTTTCCAAGAACGCTGCTGTTTTCGGCACAGGCTCCGTTGCTGGCAAACTCGCTGGCGCAGAAGCATGGATCGAGACAAACGCTGATCACGGCGTTGGTGGTGCCACAACCGGTTACACAGCTGGTGCAGTTGGTGCCGTAACCGATGGTACTGTTCGTGACCTCACGGAAGCGATGTTCAACGAGATGGCGCAGAAGGTTTGGAACGAAGGCGGCGATCCGACTCTCGTTATCGCACCGGGCCTGCTCAAGCAGAAGATTTCGACGTTTGCCGGCAATGGCGTTCGTCAGCAGCAGGCAGATTCTAAGTCGATCTACGCTGGCGTAGACTACTACGTTTCCGACTTCGGCAAGCACCAGATCATCCCGCATCACTTCATGAGCAGCACAACGGTTATCGCGTTCGACCCATCCCTTTGGGCTGTTGCGACACTGCGTTCGCTCAAGAAGACTGACCTGGCTAAGACAGGCGACAGCGACAAGAAGATGCTCGTTACGGAACTCACTCTCGAGTGCAAGAACGAAGCAGGCAACGGCAAGATCGCTGACGTTGAATAATTAGGAATGGGGTCAGCATTATTCGTGCTGACCCCATGCATATCGCCAATAAAAACAACAAGAAAAGGCGAACTATGGATGATTTTGATCCCTTCTCCCAATCCGTCGGCAGTGCAGTACCAGATGGCGCTTCCATCCCTGTTTACGAGGACGAATTCAAATCAGTTTTTTGGGTCCGACGCGGCGACCTCGTTGACGTTGTGACGTTTACAAAGGTCGATGCGTTGCTTGCTGCGAATTGCGCAGAGGCGAACGAATTCTCTAAAACAAGCAAGCACGGAGAGTTAGTCAAAGTCGCCTCTGTCCCGACCGCCCTTCATTATCAGTGGCAGGCTGAGGGAATTACCCGCGATGACAAGGCTCTCTCGCGCCGTCTCAACGACAGCGATCTCGCCAAGTTCCGCACGAATAGCTGGAGGCTCTAATGGCCATCCAGAATTATTCCGATCTCATCACAGCTATCGATTCCTTCACCGTAAATGCTGGTGCCCCTGCTGATCTTTGCGTGGCTCTGGCAGAGGAGGCTTTGCGCCCGCTGCTCAAGCATCGCTTGATGGAGGAGAAAGTCACCACCAACGTTTCGGCTGGTCAGTCGCCGGAACTGCCAGCGGATTTCCAAGAAGCACGCGCAATCCTGTTGGATGGTGAGCGCATCCGCCCGCTGAGTTTTCAGAACGACAACCTAGCGCGTTGCGATCTCGGTTACGTCGTGACCGGCAACACGATTGAAATTCGACCGGTTCCAAGCACGGATTACGTGGTCGAACTCTATTATTATCAGCGTTTGCCTTCGCTCAGCGTGTCCAACCCGACAAACTGGCTGATCACGAATTTTCCGACTGTCTATCTCCGTGCCTCGCTCGCACAAGCGTATCACTGGCTGAAAGACTTCGACGCCGAACAAGCCGAAAAAGACCTCACGTCGGATGCGCTCTCCGCTGTGGTCCGCGATCACACTCGTTCGACCATGTACGGCAACACCATCATTGAGGAGTTGTCCTCATGGTGATTGACAGCGTTCTTGGTCCATGGCGTCCCGATGTGCCGGTCCTCAATAATCCCGGCGTTACAGTTGCACGAAATGTGCTTCCGGCGATTGGTGCTTTGAACGGCGCTATCGCTTACGAGCCCATGAAGCGCACGCTGCTGTATTCGAATGCCTCGTTGCCGTCTCGCCCGTTGGGAGCGATCAGCGGTCAGGATCTAGCCGGAAACGGTAAGGTTTACGCGGGCTGCTCCGAAGGGCTTTTCAAAGTCAGCCCATCGGAGTTGTCGTGGCAAGACGTGTCTCGTTCTACCCCGTACACGCCGGGTACTGAGAAGTGGAATTTCACCAAGTACGGCTCGTGGGCTATCGGAACAAATTTCGTCAATCCACCCCAATATATCGACATGAACGAGGACGAGGAGTTTCAAGACCTCACCCCGTTGCTCAAGGCCCGCTATGGCACCGCATCGCGCGGCTTCGTAATTTTTGCGAACACGAATGATTCATTCGACGGCGACGTGCCGTATCGCGTGCGTTGGTCTGGCTTGGATCAGCCGAAGAGTTGGGATTTCTCGCAAACAACGCAGGCTGACTTTCAGGATATCAACGGCGGCTCTGGCGTTATTCAGGGCATCGTCGGGGGTGAAGATGTGACCATCTTCATGAAGGACAGCATCGTCAAAATGACCTACGTCGGCACGCCTTTGATCTGGCAGTTTGACGAAGTCGTGCAGGGCAAGGGCTGCGCAGTTCCAGAGAGCATCATCACCGTTGGCCGGACAACGTATTTCCTCGGCAAAGATGGCTTCTATGCATGGGATGGCGGTCTGACGCGTATCGGTGAAGGCAAGATCGACAACTACTTTCTGAAGAGCGTCAACACGGATCAGTACACGTATATGAGCGTTGCGGCTGATCCGGCGAAGCCACTCATTTACTGGCTGTATTCGAGCACCAACGCCATCGACGGTACGCCAGATAAGATGCTCGTCTACAACTATTCGATTGGCGAGTTCACAGAGGTTGAAGCCGAAATCGACTTCATCTTCAACAGCGTGAGCCAACCGTGGACGATTGCGCAGCTAGACCAGTACTTCACAATCGCTGGCATGCCAGCGCCATGGGACAGCCCGACATGGGCCGGTGGCAATGCTCAGCTAGCGGGCATGAACGTATCCGGCGCAATCTACCTGTTTACGGGTGAGAACCAGACCGGCACGATTGAGACCTCAGAGCAATTCCTGATCCAGCAGATGATTCAGATAAACCCCGACATCAAGGGTGATCGCAGCATCGTTACGCGTGTTCGCCCGATGATCGACGGCAACGGCAGCGTCACGGCTCGTGTCGGATCACGCCTGTTATCGCAGGGCGATTTGACGTGGAGCCAGATGACCGCACGCAACGAAACCGGCTGGTGCATCATTCGCCAGCAAGGCCGCTTCCATCGAGTGCGCTTGGTGCTCACCGGCAACTATACGCAGGCAACGAGCCTCCAATACGACGCGGTTCCGGCGGGATTCCGCTAAATATTGCGATAGGGAAGGAGCCCGCAACTTGCTGAATCTAAAGATCAATCACACACCGCGCGATGTCAAAGTGCTGACTGATCAGCTGATCGCTGGCATTGATGGCTTGAACGACAAGATGCCGATCACCGGCACTGTAACGTTCGCAACCGGCGCTGCTTCCACAGTGGTTACGAATGCGAAGGTGACGCCGACGAGTGTAGTTGTCTTGTCTCCGAAGCACGTGAATGCGCAGGGCGTGACTTACTATTACACGGCGGGAACCGGCCAGTTCACCGTGTTTCATGCGAACAACGCGACGGCCAACAGGACATTTGGATACGCAGTTTTTTGAGAAGGTAAGAGTGGCGATAAAGCGGATCGAGAGCGATGAGGATTTCCGAGTTGAATATCCCCGCGTCCGCGAGTGGCTTTTGGAAGCCCTCAAATACTCTACGAACTCGGATGAGCGTGGAGTTTTAGCCGGCCTGATCGACGGCAGTTATTCGCTTTGGACGGGCACGAATAGTGCTGCGATCACGCAGAACATGCAGTGGGACAATCGCCCCGTTTGCATTCTGTATCTCGTAGCTGGTGATCTCGCAGAGATTTTAGGCGAGGGGCATCAGGTCATTTCGACCTGGGCCAAAGCAAACGGCTGTGAGGGGTTTGTCCTCTTTGGCCGTCCCGGCTGGCAGCGTGTGCTTGCGCCGCACGGCTTCGAATTTTCATCCATCGTCATGTTTAAGGAATTTTGAGAATGGCAAGTACACCAAAAGAGACGACTACAAAGACAAGCACTGAACCGTGGAGCGGCGCCAAGCCGTACCTTGAGGACCAGTACGCGACGATCGACAAGGCGATTAAGGCCGGACAGCCCGCATATTATCCGGGTTCGACGGTCATTGATCAGAGCGATGCTACGAAGACCGCTCAGTCCTCCATCATCAACACGGCAACCAATGGTTCTCCGCTAATCGGCAACGCGCATGACGCGGTCAACGGGGTGACGACTGGTGCTGCTTTCGATCCGACTGGCGCGAACACGCTGAAGGCTGGCACCGGTTATACGAACTCCGGTATTGCAGCAACGCAGAGTCTTTCGGACGTGCTTTCCGGCAACGCGAACCCAGCGACAGCAATGTTGCAGGGAACCGCTAATGGCGACTACCTGAACAGCAATCCGTATTTGCAGCAGGCAATCTCCAACGCAAATCAGCCGCTAATCGACGACTACATGCAGAAGGTCGCTCCGGGCATTGACAGTCAGTTCGCGGCGGGTGGCCGTAACGGATCGGGCGCTTTCGCTGCAACGCGTAACAGTTCGGATAAGACGTTTACGGATGCCATTGCGAAGCAGACCGCCGACATCATGAACACCAATTATGCGAATGAACGTCAGAACCAGATTGGCGCACAGAACTCTATCGGCAGCCTCTACAATGCGAACGCACAGAACGCGCTTGCCGCTGCTGGTCAGCTAGGTTCGCAGAATCAGGCGCAGCAGGATTCTCGTAATGCGGCTGCATCCTCTTTGATGAGCGGCCAAAACGCACAGGCAAACACTCAGTTGCAGGGCGCGGGCATGGCAGGTGATCAGCGCGCACTCGATTACATGGATGCCGATAAACTTGCTGGCGTGGGTGCCCAGAAGGACGCCTATAAGGACTTGCAGCTACAGGCCGATATCGACCGCTGGAACTACGATCAGAACAAGGACATCAACGCTGCTTCGCAGTTCGCCAACGTCCTCAATGGTGGTGGTTATAACACGCAGACGACAACGAAGCCGGTTTATTCCAACGGTCTCTCCACTGGTTTGGGTGCGCTCGGCTCGATTGCATCGATCTTCGGTATGCTTTGCGACATCCGCGCAAAAGAAAACATCCGTTTCGTCGGATACATGCTCAACGGCACCCGCGTTTACGAATTCACCTACAAAAACGATCCATCCGGCCAAGTCTACGAAGGCCCTATGGCGCAGGAAGTCGAAATCACCCGCCCTCATGCGGTTCGCGAGATCGATGGTTTCAAGCGCATCGATCACCGCGCTCTAATTGGAGAACCCGCATATGTTCAGTAATTTTGATGAAATCCTAAAGGCTTTGCAGGCGGGTGCTTTGAACCCCGGCGTAATGGGCGGCTCGATGCCGGGTCTTACCGGTGCCGGCGACGTTAAGTTGCCACCATCGGACGTGCAAATCCCGCAGAATTTTGCTCAGCCGCAAACACCAGCGACCCCGGCAACACCTGCAACACCGGCTACACCCGCGCAGGCTGCTCCGCAGGTTGATCCTGCGCAGACAGGTTCGCTCCCCCCGAATATCGGTCAGTACGCAAGTTTCGCCAATCCGAATGGTCCATCTGCGCCGGGTCTTACAGGCCAGTTCCCAGATGCACCCGGCATGAAGGGTATGCTCGGACCTATAGGACGTGCACTTGGCACGAATGATGGCACTGCGGGCCCGACCGCATTTGGTGGCCTCCTCAACTTTAAGGACGAAGATAGCAAGCAGGCTGCTTTGCGCGGTATGCTTGGTGCTTCTCTTGGAACAATGGCAGCTGGTGGTCCTTCTGATAAGCCGCACTCGGTTGCGCAGGATTTAGCCTCTGGTGGCGCTGCTGGGATCGGTGCATATGACGGGTACAAGGACGGTCTTACAGATCGCACTTACAAGGCCGCACAGACCGCTCGCTATGGCGTGGCGAATGCACAAGACCTGCAAAAGATGAAGCAGGCAGAACAAGATCGTCAGAACCGCGCGCTTTTGTTCGGTGGCCCAGGTTTTAACGGAGGTAGCAACACTGGCGCTACCGCTGCTTCTTCTCCTGCCAGTGGCTCTCCTGCATCGGCTGCTCCAGCTGGTGGATCTGACCTTGCAACGCAGATCAATCGCCAGCGTTCGACGTATCAGGCTCAGTATAACGGCCTAATGGCAATCGGCGACACAACAGCAGCCAATCCGATTTTCGAGCAGATGAATTTTATGGACAAAGAGGCCGCAAAGCAGGGCCTTATATGGGATGGTACAAAGTTCACGGCGGCTCCCGGCTTCAACGAAGGCGCACAGGCTCTCAAGCAGGCCGAAGCAACTGGTACGTCGTTGGGTAATCGTAACGCGTGGACTGATGACCAGAAGGAACTTGCTGCTGTTAACACTGAACGTTCGGCAAAGGGTCTACCGCCACTTGGTTTGGAGGAATACTCCACTTCGCAGAAACGCGCTGGCGCAACTACGGTCAATGTGGGCGAGGGCAACAAAGTCGGCACAATTCCAGAAGGCTACATGCTTTCTACGAAGCCCGATCCGGCTAATCCGGGTGCAACACTTACCTCGATGATCCCAATTCCGGGTGGTCCTGCCGCTCTTAAAGCAGAGCAGACCGCGACTGCAAAGGACAAGAAGGACGATCACGCACAGGTTTCGTCGGATGCGGTTGATACGGCATTCAACAACGTTCTGCGTGTTGACAGTGAATCGACGTTGCCGACTACCGGGTTCTTCGGCGGAATGCTCAGCGGCGTTGGTGGCACAGGCTCGAACGATGTTCGTGCCGCGCTCGAAACGCTCAAGGCGAATGCATCGCTATCGACGTTGCAGAAAATGCGTGACGAGTCCCCGACGGGCGCAGGTATGGGTAGCCCATCAGACTCCGAGCAGAAAATGATTCAGGCCGCGTATGCGACACTAGAACAATCTCAGTCTCGACCAGAGTTCATTCGCAACCTGAACAACTTCCGCAATCTCTGGATGGACCTCGTACACGGTCAGGGTAATGGCCCGGCACGTCATCCGGTCGATTACGGCCTAAGGCCACTTACTGACGAAGAGATGGCAGCAGCGGAGGGCAAGACCTCTCCTGCGATCACCGGCAGCACGAATAATGCTGAAGGTCTGCCGACTATTAAGGGCGTTGATGACTTCTACAAGTTGGCACCCGGAACCGTTTACATCGATCCGCAGGGGAACAAGCGCACGAAGCGATAAGTACGTGAAGTAACCGGCCCAAAAGAGGCTGAGACAAGAAGCCCCGCAAAAGGGGACGAGGTGAAAATGGGCAAGCCCGCACTCAACGACAATGCTCGATACGCATATCGATATTTGATCGAAAACCACAATCTTCAGCCACATCAGGCAGCTGGCATCGTCGGCAATCTCATGCAGGAAAGCACGATGAACACCGGGGCACGAAATCCCGGTGATGGCCGCGACGGCTCCGACAGTATCGGCATCGGTCAGTGGAATGGCGAACGTGCCGTCAATCTACGCAACTACGCCGGTGAGAATGTCAGCAACCTTGATCGGCAGCTGGATTTCGTGCTCCACGAGATGAAGAACGGTGGCGAAGGCTACGCTTGGAAGCAATTGCAAGCGGCACAGGATATCCCCGGTGCTACAGCGGCTATGATCTCTTACGAACGTCCGCAGGGCTGGTCACGCAATAACCCAATGGGCGGTCATGGTTGGGACAACCGACTTGCGTGGGCCGCTGAGGTAGGTGGCGCAAATCCAGCCGACTTCGTTAACATTCAAGCGGCCAGCAATCCCGTCGCAGCACAAGCGCAGGCAGCGTCAGGACAAGCCGCAGGTTCCGCAGGAGCGTCAACAAGCGCGTCCGCAGGCGACGCAACAGCTGACAAGACCATAGGCGGAATGCTCGGCATTGACGTTCCTAAGGGGTTTCCCGACATGCTCAAGTTTGCTTCCCTCGCAGCAGGGGCAGGGCAACAGCAGCCCCAGGACGACACGCCTCGCGGTGGTCTGCTTCCGTCGCAACCTGTTCAGGTTCAGCAACTCAGTATGGGGCAGGCGCAAACTTACAAGCCGTGGGAACAGATGCTGACGATGTTCAGCCAGAGGAGAGCGTAATGGCTGACAAAAGTAATCGTGCGGCTATGCCGTGGGAAAATGATCCAATCGTTGAACCGGCAACTCAGTCGGCTCCGTGGGAGAATGATCCGATTGTTGAAGAGGCCGCTCCGAAGGCATTTTCGTCAACCGACATTGATCCGGTTTTGCAGGTCCCGAAGATTGTTCGTGCGCAAGTCGGTGCACTCGACAAACCAGAAGATCGACTGAGAACGCTTCGCCAAACCTATCCCGATGCACAGCCCTATAACGGCGATAACTTCATCATGACCGATCCGCAGACCGGCAAGACGATGGTCTACAACCAAGAAAGTTGGATACCGGACTTGAACGACGCCGCTAGTCTCATTCCTGAAATTGGCGAAGGCATAGGCGCAATTGGCGGTGCGGTGACAGGCGCAGCTATTGGCGGCACTTCAGGCAGCGTTGTTCCGCTAGCAGGTACGGCAGCCGGTGCGGTCACAGGTGGTGCTATCGGCGCTGGTACTGGCGCCACTATCGGACGTGAAGCGGCGCAGCGTGGTGCAAACTGGTTCTTTGGAAACGAAGACACCCGCACAACCGGCGAACAACTCGGTGACGCAGCAAAGACATTCGCCCTGAACGCAGCTGGCGAAGGTATCGGCTTAGGCGTTGCACCATTCGTGGGCAAAGCGGCTCGTGGTGTCGGCAGTGCCGTGAAGGATGGTCCAACCGGGTTTGTTATCGGAAAGGTTGATGATCCGGCTCTTGCTGCTCAGCGTGTAGCGGATGCTCGTAACGCTGGCATCGACCTTACCGCTGGAATGATCAGCGGCTCGAAGAACACTGCCCTGAAAGAGCAGGCTCTGGCCGCTACAACGGCGGGTAAGCAGATCCAGGATCGTATTGAAGGCGCGTGGAGCGGCTTAGATCGCCGTGCAAACGAAATCGTCGGCGATATCACTCCGCAGACGCTTTCTAAGCAGGAACTAGGCCAAGCCCTCAAAGATCAGTCAGCGCAGTTGAAAGCGCAGACGAAGGCACGCAACGATTACCTCTATGACCGTGCTGGTGAGTTGACGGGCGATGCACAGGCTAGCGGTCTCAATACTCGTCAGTATCTGGGGCAGTTGCAGGCCGAGCGTGAGGCGATGGGAAAGTCCGCTGCTCTCAATAATGGAAAATCCATTGATTCTGTCATCGCGCAGGCACAGGCAGTTGTCGATGATATCGGCACGGGCGTCAATTTCAACGTGTTGAAGGAAGCCCGAACCAGCGTCGGTGCTATTGCGAACGACCCCGGCGTTGATCAGGTACTACGTGATCGCGCACAGGGTCTTTATTCGGCGTTGACAAGGGACATGGGCGATACTGCGCAATCCGCTGGCGGGGATGCTTTGCAGGCGTGGAAGAAGGCCAACAATTACAGCCGTCGTATGCGCGATCCGAAGAGCATTTTCAGCACCAAGGGTTCAGTCGATGAGATTCTGAAAAAGAAGACGCCGGAAGAGGCTTCGGATTGGGTTCTCGGTCAGGCTAACAAGGGCGGTACTCGGATGAATGTGGTTCGTCGTCAGATCGAACGCACGGAGGGCGGTCGTGAACTATGGGATTCGCTGAGCGGTTCGGCAGTCGAACGCATGATGTACGAAGGCGATCAGCTCAATCCCACACGCTTTTGGAAGCAGTGGAACGCCGTATCGCCGGAGGCCAAGAATGCTTTGTTCAGCGGCACACGTCGCGCTCAACACAGAGGTGACCTCGATGCACTCTCGCGTTTGTCTGAGAATTTCAAGAACTATCGTCGCATGGACAACCACTCAAACACCAACAAAACAGCGGGGGTGATGTCCGAATTGAACCCGTTGGACAAGACGACACTGCTTGGTGCGTTGTTCCTCGGTCCGAAAGCGCTTGCCGTATCGGCAGCAGGGAAGGCCGCAAACTTCGGTTACAAACGCTGGCAGGCGAAGTTGCTGGCCAATCCAGACGCCGCCCGCTGGTTTAGAAACGTCCCGAATGCGCAGATGCAGAAGGGCGGATTGAAAGCCCACTTGGGCCGTCTTAAAGACATCGCAGCAAACACTTCCGACAACGCGCTAGCCGTCGCGATCAACGATTACTTCGGGGAGATTGGCTACTCCAATTAACTGAAATGCCCGGCGAAAACGCCGGAAGCACCCAATAACAACAATAATAAAGTGGTGAAAAATGGTAGACTACACAGACCCTCGGTGGAATCAGAGCGATTCCCAAAATACTTCCCCATCCCCAAACGGTATCACGACTAGCTCAGCACCAAGTGCGGTGCCAGCGGTTCTTCAGGCACATGCCGGTGCGGCGGTGCGATCATTTGACCGCATCAACGCTCGCTGTCTCTGCACGAATAGCGGCAACGCCTATTCACTCACGTATGATGTGCCGCCCGTAGCGTACGAGATCGGAGAATTCTTCTCCTTTTTCGTCAGCGCGACCAATACTGGTGCCGCAACGCTCAACATCAACGGAATGGGCGCAAAGGCACTCGTAGTAACCGATGGGTCTGCGCTAAAAGCGGGCGATATCACAGCTGGTATGCCCGTTACGGCGACGTACAACGGCACGCATTTCCGCTTGGTTAGTACAGCTGGCAAAGTGTTGAGTGCTGACGGTGCCGGGTCCGGCTTGGATGCCGATCTATTGGATGGGCAGCACGGCGCATGGTATCAAAGTCGAGCCAATCATACAGGCACCCAAGACGTTGCAACGATCACCGGCCTGCAAGCGCTACTCGATGCTATCGTTCCCGCAGCAACGGTCATTTACGTTGCGTCTGCTGCCGCTCCATCCGGCTATCTTGCTGCTAACGGAGCAAACGTTTCGCGCACCACGTATTCTCGATTGTTTACGTCAATCGGCACCACATATGGCGCTGGCAACGGTTCGACTACGTTCACGCTGCCCGATCTTCGCGGCGTGTTAATTCGCGGCTTAGACAGCGGACGCAGCATAGATGACGGTCGTACTCTTGGTTCGTTCCAAGACAGCATGAACTTGGCTCACAACCACGGAATTAGCGATCCCGGCCACGGTCACAGCGGTTATACCGACTCGCAGGGCAATCACAGCCACTCCATTAACGACCCCGGCCACGTCCACTCGGCGGCGGTTGCAGCAAGCGCGACGGTATATACGGGTTCGGGTTTCAGTAATCCGGGTACTAGAGCTAGTTCCTCAAATACGGGCTCTAAGACCACGGGCATCACGATCAATGCTGGTGGCGCTCACACTCACAACGTCGGTATCTACGGTGCGACCACCGGTATCAGCGTGCTGAACAACGGAGGCGCTGAAAGCCGTCCGAAGAACGTAGCGCTGCTTCCCTGCATCAAATACTAA